TGAATTGGGGTTTGTAAAATAAATTCGTCTGGACCTTCACCACAGCGAAATTCACCTTTGTCTGTAATCATGTACAGCTCAAACGTGCCGCGAGTGTCGCTTCGTTGACCAGCATATATCCTACACAGGGCCATTAGGGCTTTAACTCCGCTGGCTTAGATTGATTGTTCGTTCTAGGTGCTGCCACATCAGATTGCGCTGTTGTTGCATCGAGTGGGCGATATTCGACGAACCCTATAATTTGTTTGCTTTCCTCAAAGAATAAAGATTCGTAGACCGTTTGGTTGTCGCGTGGTGAGAACGTGTTGATACGAAAAGGAATGCCTATTATTTTTTCTTTACACCCTTGTAGCTTATTAAGCCAGCCGTTCTTAATATGGTCTTTTGTTAGCCGAATTTCGATGTACTCATATTCGCCCTCGAAGCCATCCAATTTTGGTACTTTGATACCGTGGAAAAACTTGGGAGTAGCTTCACCCGTGTCACGGTTTACGGAGTCTTTGCCGCGCTTTGTACCAGCGTATTCGCCAAAGACGTAAAGGCCGCTTGCTTGAATTGCGTTTAATACTGATTTTTCATTAGACATGTCGTGTTTCCTTAATTTACCACTAGTTGAAGACGCTTGAACGATTCAGGCGTTTGTACAAATTCCATTTCAATAACTTTCCGAATTGGAATTACGTTTAAAACAGGATCGGTTGCATCTAATGCAGGAAGAGATATATCAATATCCGCCGATTCCATTAAAATTGTTTTGTGACGGTAAAACGTTGCCTTTGAGACTACTTTCCTAACGTCGTGACCTGCACGCCACAAGTGATAAGTCCCCAGTACTACTGGAGGCAAATCTTCAATTTCGTTAATATATAGCGTTGCTTGAGCGCTCATATCGATTTTTTCCATGTATTCATTAAATAGATTTTTTATTGTGTTTGGACATAGGTCCTTGCCGTAGCATTCTTTAGCGTATTTATGTGTATTTTGTGCGATTTTTAGTAATTCGAGCTTTCTTAGAACGAGTTCGGCGCGTACTTTTGTGCGACACCATTCCAACATCGGAGAATTGAGAAAGTCATTGTGTAGACCGTGGCCCTTATCGCCATTAATAATTTCGTCAAATTTTGAATAAAATTTAAAAGCCCAGCGCTTTGAGTGTTTGTTAAAATAGACTGTGCCTTTGTTCGTGATAGCACGACCGCTTCGTGTACGTGATTTCTTGGCAGCAGCATCTAAAAATTGGCCTACATTGGCATGCGTGCCAAGTTCATAGTAATTCGTTATATCAATACGTTTAACAATGTAATCACCAGAACGAATACGGTGGACAGTATCTTGGGTAAGGTGAATATTGAGTATGTTGCATATTTTCAACAGTCCTTGATGGACTAATAGATTTAGGTCGTCAGTGCCGACGATATTATGACCCTGCAAAAATTTTGCTAGATTGCCGTCTATAAAGAGGACTTTTGAGTTAATGCCATCGAAATCAATGTCATTGCTCGCAATTGCTATTGAAGATTCATGAGAGCCAGTGAAGCGCTCTGTTGTTGGAAAATTAACAAGCACTTCTCCGTCTTTATCAAGTTTAATGACGTGGCCGCATTTGATTCGCGGATGCGTAAACTTAATAAGAAGCGTGACCCAGTCAATCAAGATGCAGCCCCCACCAAAGAAACACGACTATTTCTTGTAGAAAAAGATGAGGGCCGCAATGCGTTTGCCAGTTGTAATTCCAGCGTATTAATTTCAACAATCTGCGCGTCGATATTTTTCCGTATATTGTCAAGTGTGACGTTTTTTTGATAGCGCGTAAGATTGCACTCTTCACGCTGATAGCTTGCTTTATGTTGTGCAAGAGCATACTTCCAATGCTCAAGACGTTGTATTGTGATTTGTAATTTAACGTCTAAATTTTCCATTAATAATCTCCAAATTGAGCAAAAGTAAGCGTTATTAGATTTTCATCACGTTCAATATAGTCGTAAATTTCTGTCTTAACGCTTTGAGCCAATTCATCGTCGATTGACAAGTAAAAGTCACATAGAAAGCCAGTGTCCGCGCTGTCTATTTTTAGAAAGAAGTTGCCGAAGCTTTTGAAATCGTGTGCAGATAGACGGTTATAAAATGCTTGAGCGTCGTCAAGATCTAAGAACCTGATGCCAAGGTAACCGATGATTGATTTGTTGGTGATTAGCTTCATTTTGTACCTGTCGTATCAGTACGGAAATTTATAGTACAGACAAAACTACTAGATTTTTCCGCATTGTCAAGTGGGAATACGGAAAATATTAGTAGTATAGTACTATCACACTATTGGAGAGCCTTATGTCGTATAGCAAAGAACTGATTGAAATTTATAAGAACGCTAAAAATTATAAACAGTACAAACAAGTTGCAGCCGATTTCGAATGGAAACCCACAACATTGTCTGAAATAAGGAACGGACGCTCGACACTTCCAGAACACGCAGCGCTGATAATTATCGAGGAATGTAGTTTAGATGCTCCAAGCGTTTTGGCTCAATTGCAACTTGAGAGAGCCGAAAGAACGAGTACACATGAAGGTAAGGCCGCTTGGAGAACCATAGTACAAAGATTAAAAGGCATTGCGGCTATTCTTATGCTGACAATAGTGTTTATGCAGCCTTCAACAGAAATAAGGCCTTTTGAGTCTAATACACAATGTCGCATAATGTATAAAATGTTTAGAATTTTACGGATTTGGTTCAGCAAAATAAAAGCGGTTTATCAAGGGGAAAGGGGACCAGTGGCCGTTTAACGATGAGTAAGCCACTAGGGTACAGCGAAGTTAGTAAGACCGTTAAAAGCGTTTACGCTTCGCTACATGCTTCGCATTCAAAATTGTAGTAAATATTGGTTTATAGCATTGTTTATATGTTCGGAGCGAATACCTTCCAGCGCATCAAGGTTCGAAATAGTATGTACAGGCAAGCGAACAGAAATTGTTTTTTTAATTTTTGTTTTACAAATACCTTTTCTTCCTGCGTTTTCTCTTTTACCGCCGTGTAGATTTAGTTTTACATTTCGTAACTCATTTTCAAAAAATTCATACAATGCGATTGTTAACGGATAACGCATCCAAGCGTGGTTATTTAATTTTTGTGTGATTTCTTCAAATTCTTCTTTTGCATAATCAAACATAACTTTATGATGTTGAGAATTTGTAAAGTAATAAATGACGTCTTGGAAAGATTTAGTTATTTCAAATTTATAACAATCTCTTTTTGAAGCCAACAAATAGACTTGATAATCAAATTGGTCAAAGATTTGTTGAGTTTGAAAATTAGTTTTATTTTTTAAATTCGTTTTGAGTTCACTTAAAATAAACAATTCGTCAGCGCTTAGTGCTTGAATTTCTGGTTTAAAATTTAACATTTGATTCTCCTTAGTTGATATAAACATTATACATGCTTATGTTGATTAATGCAATACTTTATTCAAGTATTTTTAAGTAATTATTAGACAATTCGTTCATTTTCTGGACACAAACCCGCGATGTTTACGCCGAATTTTCGTAGTTCCGTACGATGATTATAGAATGTTGTATTTGACATCCAATCTTTCGGATAATATCCGAGCTTCCAGAGTAAAAAAGTACCCCTTAAGTTGTGCGGTATTTGTTCCATAAATTTGTCGTTTTCTCGTGTTTCTACGTGCAGATATTCTTTGTTCATAATTGTACGTTTTTTAACCGATTGGTCTCATATTGAGACAAAAGTGCAGTATCACCTACACTTTTAATTGGGTTCCTTGTTTTTGTATCGATGGTTATTTGGTAAACATTACGCTTTCAAAAAGGCGCTTTTTTTAATGTGTTTTCTGGCTACGCAAGCTACGCCGAAAACACAAAAATAAGCGCCTAAAAAAAGCGCCTTTGTTAGAAGAAAGAAACTGGATTATAAGAATCGTTCGTAGATGGAGTTGTATCGGGTTTAAATTGGTTGTCCATGTCATCATCAGGGCTACACATGATTAACGTCTCTGTATCGACATTAGATACCTTTGCGATGCAGTCAGTAACCAGCTTTGCGGTAAGTCCAAAATTTTCGATATCACTTGAGTCTAAAAAGTAGTTACCTTTGTCTGTCTCAAACCTAAATACCAAAACAACACCCTGATAGACGCCTTTGACATAAACTTTATTGTAAGACGTCAAATGTATTGCGTTGGCTTCAAATGGCAAATTTACAAAAACACTAGCAGCACCCACCGCAGCAGCAACTTTATTAGTATTATCACGAGCAGGAACATCAACAGAGTTTTGAGAACGCTGTATATTTTCTTGATAATCTTTTTCAATACGCTGGGGCAATGTTTGTTCACCATCAGCATCAAAGGCACCACCCAAGAAAAACGCAAAATATACAATACAGCCAACCAATACGACCGCACCGAGCTTAAAACCAGTACTTTGAAATGGAGTCTTTCCGACCCCACTAGTTGTAATTTTTCCCGTTGATGTTGATTTGTAGAGCTTATGAACTTCAAGTGGAACCTTCCTGTATGTGACGACATCGGATTTTCTAGCACTTAATCCGTTTTCTTTGGGTTGATGTTGGCGAATGCGTGGACGACGGGCGTAATAAGGAATAAGTTTCCCAACCGCGTCCTTGCTTGAATGATGGTAAGCCGCCTCACACGCACCACGGATCAACATATTGACTTGAGTAATATCTGGCGTACAAACAACAATGTCCCAATTATATTTTCTATGACGCATGAATGATTCTTTTAAAGTCGATGGATAAATAATGTGTCCATGGTCATCAAAAATCGCTTCACCGAGGTCGTCCGAGTCAGCAGATGTTAACTCTTCTGGCTTGATTTCTTCAAGCAAACGCTTGTGAGTGTCATACCATTCAGGTTTAAGATGGTCTTTGTAACTTTCAATTGGTTGATAGTTGTAATCGTCGGGTTTGAATGTTCGTTCTACTGGAAAGACGTCCTGTACTTCATCAATAATGATTTGTGCACCGATTGGACACCAGTGAAAAAAACGGCGCATCAACGCAAGTCCTTTGCGTTTTTGAGTACTTACACGCCATATGTCAGCGGACTCTGGAAAGCGTTCGTCCAACTCTTTTTCTATTTCATCAATCGGTTTAACGCCCTCGATATTAGTCAATACTATACGTCCAGCGCGTAGAGCTGTAAGCATCTCGAACCATAAGCAAGAGCTTGTCTTATATGAGCCTGGTGGCCCGTGAAAAATGACGGCTGCCACTATACAGCCTTACCAAAACGGCCCGTTTTTATATTACGAAAACCGTAGGGAACATGACCTTTGTGTTCACAACAATACACGGCCATTTGTTTAAAATCGGCGGATGATTCTTGTGGCACCCAAACAGTTACTTTTACCAGCCCTTGCTGTCTTAATTTGTGCTCATACCTAGCATTACGTGTTGTATTAACAGTGTCACCAGTGACGGTATGTTTATTGGTTGTTTTCATCGTATTAACTCCATTGTAAATCGGGTCACATATGCTTGAATTATAAGCTCGATTGCATCAAGAATTTTTAATTGTGTTAAAGCCGCTTGCACATCATTAGGCAAAAAACTAATAGCAGCGTTTAACTTTGAGCCAAGGGCTAAATCTTCTAATATAACGCCAGCAACAGACCAGGATATTTCGACCGCCGCAGCAAAAGCAAACACCTGTACCATAACGTACCACTCAACCAGATATGCATACATCCGTGTAAGGAGAGACGGCGTTTTATTAGTCGCAAGATTCCACACATCTTCACCTAAGCCAGTAACAAAGCTAAAAAACGCGCCTAAGCCAGTGTCAGCAGACGCAGTACTAGAAACAGCAAAAAATAAAGTAATTGAGACTATAACGTAAAAAATTTTCATGATTTACCGCCTAGTATTACTACGATTGAGGTAAGGACAGCCAACAGAAGCACTATTGAACCGATTAACGTAAAGCTCGAAGAGAAGCGATTAAACGAAATATTATAAGAACGGCCACCTATAACAACCGTCCGAGCTTCGAACGTCGCCGAAGAATTATCGATAGTGAACAGTGTTTTTAATTCTCTTTGAATTTCAGCTACACGGGTTTTTAGCTCTGCGGTTTTTTGTTCACCTTTGAGTTTAACAGCGTCGATATCCGCTTGGCCGTATAGCGCGTCGAAAGCATCGGCAGTTCGGTTCCCTGCTGTTGTTGCAAATTCAGTGTTCTTGATTTCGTCTAACTTTGTATTAATAGCACCTATTCCGCTGGCAATATTACTGCCTATTTGGTTGTTAGTGCCAAGTAAACTTTCAAGCGCACCAAAATCTTGTGAGCCCGAACTGTCGCCACCATTGCCAACATCATTTGTGGGTGTGTCTGGGTCATCTTCGTCTGGTATGCCGTCGTTGTCGTCGTCCGGGTCGTCGTCATTGTTTATGCCGTCGCCGTCGATGTCTGTATCCTTATAATCCCCAATTGTGTCGCCGTCAGTGTCACGCGAAAAACAACCGAATTGTGGACCACCGCCAACGTCTATCGTACCGCAACCAGATTGACAGACGCCGTTTGGACACATATCAGCTTCGTTATCGGGACAGAAAGACGTGCCGACGCCTATATCTTGACAACCTTGTCCGCTTGGAGGAGCCACCGAAGCTTGCTCATATGGAAAACCACCGTCAAAGCACGAATCAGGCTCAACAGGCGCATAAAAATCTTGCCCGTTTGCCGTTTGCCTTGAATAGCTACACATTGAACCGTCTGTTTTTTTTTGACAAACGTTTTGCTCTGTATTAGCACCAACAGCCAACAACGGCGAATTTACCGAACATGTATCGACTAGAGCCAAATCGGCAGGTTTGAAGCAAAAAGTATTGTCGTCGCTATCCGTCCCACTGAATCCATAGTCAACATTACCGTCTGGTGGACAGGTCTGAATTGTGGACAACGAACCGTTAGTCTGATAACTAGCACTTTGCTTTCTACTTTGTACATTGCCATTAATCGTTACATCTGCTTGATATTCAGACAACATTGAACATGAATTTGTAGCAATGATTGTTCGTCTATTAACCAATGTTGCATTAGAGTAAGTTGTTGTCCCGCCGCCCGATGTATTTAACGACGCAACAAACGACGCAAATTCTGAATCGTGTTCCTGTGCAGGGTCACTAGTACCAAAATCACAGCCCGTAGTATTTTGCTGCGCATATTTTGTCAAACCTACATCATCAAATATGGTTTGAGCGTTTGCCGTATTTACAACGAAATACCCCAGAGTACAGAGCAAAAAGCCAACAAAAGAAACACGGCAAACAAATTTTAATAATATTTCAAATTTATAGTTCACATGTCTGTACCTGATTTAACACCCAAAACAAACGCAAGGGCCACCATGACGGCAATTAATGTTGTCGTTATCATTTTAGTCAACCAAAATTTAGGGAAAAAAAAGGCAAGCACATGGCCTGCCTATTATATGACAACGTCTACTATCGACGCATCCACGCAACAACAGCGCCGACACCAAAGCCAATTACAGCCAGACCGATAACAGCGATAGTCGCAGCAGACACATTCGCAGCGCCCTCTGTTGATGCCGCGCCAATTTCGGCAGTATAGTCAGCCGCAAAAACAGTTGCAGATGTGAACATTGAAGCCGCCAAGGCGGAAACTAGTGCTAATTTTTTCATTTTTTTACCTATTTGATATATTGAGTATGTTAATTGTTTTGCCTAATGCAAAGGCAGCTATAAACGTGATTAAAAACCATGCTTGCAACTGTCCGAACAGTGCGGCGTCAAAAGCGAAATAAGTTTCAAACACGCTTATCATCTCGCTATTCTGTTCAACGATACTTTCGTTGTAC